CAACTTCGTAGTGATAAAGACAGGTTTTCTACCCTTAACCAAAGCACTGGGGTTTACTGTTTCGACCAGTGGGTAGCCCAAGCCCGATTGAAGTTCGGTGTAAAAACTATTGGGCAGTTCCACGATGAAATTATCTCCATTGTTTCTCCCGAAGAAGTGCCGGGTATTGGGGATAAACTAGAGGCAGCTATCCAAGCTGTTAATGACAAGGTTAAGCTCAATGTTCCTTTGGGGATCGACTATGCTATAGGAGACAACTACGCAGAAATCCACTAATAACCCTTGAAAAACAAACTCTGACCACTAGATAACTACTCTGCAACTAGATGCAAAAGGAAACAATATGTCTAACAAACCCGCAAACAAAGCCCGGTATGTTGTCATGGAAGGCTATCTGGAATACGCCCGTGTGTTCCCAGAGAATATGGACAACAACCCGGAGTTCCATCCTACTGGTCAATACAATACTAACTTCTATCCTGCTACAGAGGGAGACCTTGAGAAGTTCTGGAAAGCTGGTGTCCCGAAAGCATTCCGGGGGAATGAGCGTCTTAAGAGTGCTGACCGGGAATCTTGGGGTATCGGCAAGTTTATCAAACTCAAGAGAGAGCATGTTCACCGTTTTGAGGATCTTTCTGGCCCGCCCGAAGTTGTCCATTGGGGAGACGAAGAAAAACGGGGAACACCTTGGACAATGACCGAAGATGGGGAGCTTGGTAATGGTACCAAGGTTATGGTCAAGGTTGTTGTCTACGGTGAGGGTGAACGTACTGGCCACCGGATTGATAAGATTGGTGTGATGGAACACGTTCCTTACGAGTCCGCTTCTGACGGAACCCGCTTCTAAAACAAAAGCCCCTCACTGGTTTTTCTGGTGGGGGGTACTCCAATCTGAGGGCAGGAACATGAAAGTAACTATCCGTTTTGAAGAAACCTCTTCTGGCAGGCACTCCCAGTCAATTGAGTATGCTCATACAGAAGTTGAGAGTATTCAAGATCTGGTCTTTGTCTTCAAAGATGCAGCCAATGCAGCAGGCTTTTCTTTCGTAGAAGAAGTTGGTGTGAAACTTAGTAATGGGGAACAGGTATGGACAACTCTAACTCCGGTATGACTACTCTGATTGATGGGGATATTGTTGCGTATAGATGTGCAGCACACAGACCTTACATCCTTAACAAAAGCGGGGAACCCTACAAAGGCCCCAGTGGAAAATTTGTCAAAAGGGATGCATCTCTAGAAGAGTGTTTGGCAAAGGTCGATGAAACTATCGAAGAAATCTTAGAGGAAACCTCCTTCTATAACAGAAGCAGAAACTTTAAGGTTTATCTCACTGGTAGTGGTAACTTCCGCTACGATATTGCCAAGACCCATGTCTACAAAGGAAACCGATCTGGTGCAGAAAAACCATACTTTCTCCCCAAAGTCAGAGAATGTTTGATTGATAAATACTCCGCACAAGTCTCTAACGGAGAGGAAGCAGATGATCTTATCTCTATTGAAGCCACTGCGCTTGGTGTAAACGCTATTATTGCATCTATCGACAAAGATTTTCTGCAAATTCCTGGACTTCATTATAACCTTACCAGTAAAAAATTTACTAACATCGACCACCTGACTGCAATGAAAAACTTCTACAAGCAAGTCCTTACTGGTGATACTGCTGATAACATTGTTGGTCTATACAGAGTTGGTCCTGTAACAGCAGAGGGCATGGTGGCTGATTGCAAGAAGGAAGAAGATCTTTGGAATGTCGTCGTGGATGCTTATGGGGGAGACATCGCCAGAATTGTTGAGAATGCAAGACTTCTGTGGCTCCGTAGAGTGGAGGGGGAGTTGTGGAACCCACCAGTTACTGTAGATAAGAGGTATCTTGATGTTTAGGTCTGGTCTAGAAGAAAAGGTAGCTAGTAATCTTGATGAGGCTGGTGTAGAATTCTGTTACGAGGCTGTCAAGATCTACTATGATGTAGTAGAAACTCGCCGGTACACACCAGACTTCACTTTGCCCAATGGTATCTTGGTAGAAACAAAGGGAAGATTTACGGCAGAAGACAGGAAAAAACACCTGTTAATCAAAAAGCAACAACCTTTGTTGGACATCAGGTTTGTCTTTCAGAATTCGAACCAAAAGATCAATAAGGGTTCCAAGACATCCTATGCCGATTGGTGTAATAAGCATGGCTTTCTGTACGCAGATAAACTAATCCCGAAGGAGTGGGTAAATGACTGTTAAAACCTATAAAGTACACCAAATGGTATCTGGTCCCTTTCGTGATGGTAAGTATGGTTTTCCTTATGCTGTTGTTAAGGCAGAAGATGAAGATGGTAACTTCTTTCAAGACGAGCTTTATGCAGAAGACTACGAAGACTTGGTAGAAATGAAACTGCACCTGATTAGCAAGTTTGACCCTTTCATCTTTGAGGTAGAAGAGGGTTCTGAGGGTGGGGAGGATTATGGTGAATACGGTGCAAACTAAACCTAGAACTGGCATTATCTTCTCTTGTGGACACGTCCGACCAGAGATTAGTAATGAAAGGTTTCTTTGGCTTGGAAATCTTATCTACGATGTAAGACCAGACTACGTAATCGACCTTGGGGACTTTGACGATCTGCAATCTCTTTGTAGTTACGACGACAGGAAACCCAGTGTTTTGGTGTCTCAAAACTATGAAGCAGATATTAACCACGGGCAAGAAGCCAGAGACATGATCCGACACAAAATCAGGAAGATGAAAGTTAAACGCCCTTACTTTGTCGGACTAGAAGGTAATCACGAACACAGGATCAAGAAGGCTCTTGAGTATGACCCAAGAATCTCAGGAACAAAATACGGAATCTCGTTTGCAAATCTACAAACGAACTACTGGTATGACGAATACCACGAATACACTAATTCCGCCCCCTCCGTCTTTGATCTTGATGGTATCAGCTATGCTCATTTCATTGCAAGTGGGAACTCTGGTTCTGCTATGTATGGTGAACATCATGCTTCTGGCCTTCTCAAAAAGCGGTTCCGCTCTACCACCGTTGGGCATAGTCATAAGCGGGACATATGTTTTAGGGACGATGCCCACCCTTATCCGGCTATTGGCCTTGTCGCGGGGTGCTTCAAGGGAGAGGACGAACACTGGGCTGGTCAAGCCAACAAAGAGTGGTGGAAAGGGGTCGTGATCAAAAGAGACATTCGTCATGGACACTACGATCCAGAGTTTGTTTCTATGAAGCGTTTGGAGGAAGCTTATGCAGGTAAAGACTGAGGAAGAACTTCTTGATGAAGTCGTAGATCTAGTGGGGCTTGAGCAACTAATGTTGGACGCAGACTTGACACACCTAGATGTAGCCCTACATCTACACAACTGTGGCCTTCTGGACCTGACATCCTACTTCGATGAAATGATCAATACGAGGACTTACTGATGATCAACGAACACGACATCAAAGATATGGATGATGATGGGATCATGCGGGAACATTGCTGGTACCCTTCTTACAAAGAGAGTCGCCTTACTAAAATGACACCGGCTCATATGGTCAAAGAGTTTATTGAGGTGACTTCTCAGGTTCCCACCAAAGCACTGTATGCAGGTTTGATCAAGGAAGAGTTTGAAGAGTGGTGTTCCGCTAATATTCACTCCGATCGCGCAGAAGAACTTAAAGAACTCACGGATTTGGTCTATGTGATCTTTGGTTATGCTGAGGCTTGTGGTTGGGATCTGATGGAGGCTTTCCGTAGGGTACACGTTAATAACGTGGGTAGGTGTGTTCAATCTGACGGGTCTGTCCAAAGAAACTCCTCTGGTAAGATTATCAAGAACCCTGCCTACCCCAAAGTCTACCTTGGAGATTTGGTTGGATGAGTCCCCTTAAAGCTATCAGGGCAAAGTGTTTGGACTGTGCTTACAATGCTACCGAAGTGAGGCTTTGTCCTTCCACTAATTGCGCTCTTCACCCTTTCCGTTTTGGAAAGAACCCTTATCTGAAAAGAGAAATGTCTGAGTCAGCAAGACAAGCCGCAGCAGAGCGGTTGGCTCTAGCTAGAGAAAGAAAGAAAAATGAGTAATAGGTTTTACTACGAAGAAGATCCCTATGATGGGACGTATGTGGTTTATGAAACCAACGTCAAGTACGACAATGATCAGTATGATTTTATGCTCTTTGCTGTTATCCTGAGAGATGATGCAGAGGCAGCGGTTGACAAGCTGAACGAACTCTACAAAAAGGCTATGGAAAAATGAGGTACTATCTTCCAACGGACTACCAATCTTTTATCCATACTTCTCGTTATGCTCGTTGGCTTGAGGAAGACCAGCGGCGCGAGACTTGGAAAGAGACTGTCTCTCGGTATATGACTAATGTAGTAGTCCCCAAGGTCAGGGATGAAATTGTTCTGGACGATATTGAAGAGGCTATCCTTAGTTTGGAAATCATGCCCTCCATGCGAGCAATGATGACTGCTGGTCCTGCTCTGGATAGGGATAATACTGCTGGCTACAACTGCTCTTATCTTCCTGTAGATGATCCTAAGTCTTTTGATGAGGCTATGTTCATTCTTCTCTGTGGAACTGGTGTAGGCTTCTCTGTTGAACGTCAGTATGTCTCCAAACTCCCGGAGGTTCCTGAAAACCTTTTCAAGAGTGACACCACTGTTATTGTGAAGGATAGCAAAGAGGGTTGGGCTAAGGCTCTTCGTCAGGTTATCGCCCTTTTGTATAGTGGGGAAATCCCTCAGTGGGATGTCTCTAAGGTTCGCCCTGCTGGCGCTAAACTGAAAACTTTTGGTGGTCGTGCCTCTGGCCCTGCCCCTCTTGTAGAACTCTTCAACTTTGTCACTTCTAAGTTTGCTGGTGCAAAGGGTCGTAAGCTTTCCTCTTTGGAGTGCCACGACATCATGTGTAAGATTGGTGAGGTTGTTGTTGTAGGGGGAGTACGTCGCTCTGCAATGATTAGTCTTAGTAATCTCTCCGATGATCGTCTGCGTCATGCTAAGTCTGGGGCTTGGTGGGAAAATGAACCCCAACGTGCTTTGGCTAATAACTCTGTAGCATACACTGAGAAGCCTGACGCTGTATCGTTCATGCGTGAGTGGATGGCACTGGTGGAGAGTGGTTCTGGTGAACGTGGTATCTTCAACCGGCAAGCCTCTGTCAAACAAGCAGGTAAGAATGGAAGACGAGAAACAGAATGGCCCTACGGAACCAACCCGTGCAGCGAGATTATCCTCCGTCCTTACCAATTCTGTAACCTTACGGAAGTTGTGGTTCGTGCTGGTGACACTCTGGAAGATCTTGAGAAAAAAGTTAAATACGCTACAATCTTGGGAACTATCCAATCCGCCTACACACACTTCCCTTACTTGCGAAAGGTGTGGCAGCGTAATACCGAGGAAGAGCGTCTGCTTGGTGTGTCACTCACAGGGATAATGGACAACCCCCTACTCACCCTAAAAAACAAAGGATTGGAAAAAACCCTTGAGCATCTTAAAGGAATTGCTGTTGATACTAATAGCAAGTGGGCTGATCGCCTTGGTATCCCTCGCAGCACTGCTATTACCTGCGTCAAACCCTCTGGTACAGTTTCTCAACTTGTGGACAGTGCATCTGGGATTCATGCTCGTCACTCACCTTTTTACATCCGACGAGTAAGGGGTGATATTAAAGATCCTCTGACCCAGTTTATGAAGGAGCAAGGTATTCCCTGTGAACCCTGTGTGATGAAGCCCTCTTCGACTGTTGTGTTTTCCTTCCCTCAGAAGGCTCCTGATGGTGCTGTAGTAACTTCCGATTTGTCTGCTATTGACCAGCTTGAAATGTGGCTCATCTACCAACGCCATTGGTGTGAACACAAACCCTCTGTCACTATCAACGTCAAAAAGGAGGAGTGGTTCAAAGTAGGGTCTTTTGTGTATGAACACTTCGATGAAATGTCTGGTGTTTCTTTCCTGCCCTACAATGAACACACTTACCAACAGGCTCCTTACGAAGAAATCACCCAAGGTGAGTATCAAGAACTGCTGAGTCTTATGCCAGAGAAGATTGACTGGACAAGGCTGAGTGATTACGAGAAAGAAGACAACACAAAATCTAGCCAGACTTTTGCTTGTACTGGTGAAGTTTGCGAAATTGTTGATCTGACCTAACCCCCGGTCCTGAGCATGACCTTAAAAGGCTCTTCAAGGAGAGGCTATGTCTAAAGTAAAAATGGGTTCTGTTTGGAAGCCCGAGGGAAAACCTAAAAATACTTCCCAAACTAATCGTAAGCATAGGGTAAAAACAAGTTCCATGAACAAATCCAGGAAGCGTTCTTATAAAGCTTATCGTGGGCAAGGGTAATGCAGCAAGTACCTAAGAAGACCAGCAGAAGAGTTAAGACCAAGTTTGATGAATACAAAACCAGTATTTGTCTTGTCCCCAAGACCGGGAGGCAGAAGGACTACATAGATGCACTAGATTCCTCTAGCCAAGTAGTGGTATTTGGCCCCTCTGGCACAGGAAAAACTTACGTGGTATCTTCTTACGCCGCTAATCTCTACCATACTAAGCAAGTGGATAAGATAGTTATCACTAGGCCACATATTCCTGTAGGAAGAGACCTTGGCTATCTCAAAGGGGATCTTGAAGAAAAGACCAAGCCTTGGGCCTTGCCTGTCATTGATGTACTAGAAGAGCATTTGGGTAAAGGTGTAGTAGAGACTGGTATCAAGAATGGTAACATTGAGATTGCCCCACTAGCCCTCATGCGGGGGAGGTCTTTCAACAACGCCTTCATCATCTGTGACGAGACACAGAACATCACCTTCCATGAGTTGAAGATGCTCTTGACACGGGTTGGGGAGAACACTAAGTTAGTCTTGAACGGAGACATCATGCAATCGGATTTGAAGGAAGCGGATGGGCTATCCAAGATCGTGCATCTGGTCAAGAAGCATATGCTACCTGTCCCTGTCATCGAGTTTGGTGTAGACGATATTATCCGTTCTGATATGACTCGTATGTGGGTCTCAGTCTTTGTTAAGGAAGGACTATGAAAAAGCTATGGTACAAAGCTGCACTACAAGCATTTGTGATCCTCGCATTTGGGGCATGGATGTTTGGCTTCCTTTTACCTTGGTGGATCAGTGAGGCCAATACTACGATGAACATCGTTGGGGGAGTTACTCTCCTTGCTAGTTTAGTAATGCTTGTGGATCTGGCAGAGGGGCTGGTCAGTACCCTCAGAAAAATCAAAGGTAGGAAATAAGATATTACTAACGAGTAAACCATAGCGGCTGGTATAGCTCAATTGGAAGAGCAACTGATTTGTACTCAGTAGGTTGTGGGTTCGACTCCTACTACCAGCACCAAAATAAGGGGCGGCTGGGGCGCGACAGTCCAACGCGCAGCTAATTTCAATCCTCTTAGCTCAGTGGATAGAGCAAGTGACTTCTAATCACTAGGTCGGGAGTTCGAATCTCTCAGGGGATGCCAACAAAGAAAGTGTGGAAATGCTTCCCGATAATGTAAATCATCCTGCTCACTACGGTAAAGGTAAGATTGAATGTATTGAGTACATTGAAGACTTCCTGTCAAGGGAAGAACTAATCGGATACTATAGGGGTAATGTCGCTAAATACCTACACAGGTGGCGTTACAAGAATGGGGCAGAAGACCTTAGAAAGGCCCAGTGGTATCTTGCTAAACTTACAGAACTTATAGAAAAGGAAACCTAATGTTTACCCCACTAATCCTAGCTTGTACCTTTTACACAGAAGGTCTTGACCCTACTCAGTGTGCTGTTTTCTATCATCCTCAACTATTCCCAACGGAAGACCAATGTATGATGTCACTAGCAGATGGTATCATTATTGTTGAACAACAGGGTTGGTATGTTAAAGACTACCAATGCGCTGAGTGGCCCCTGTCAACTTAACACCATAATACTACAAAAGAAAGAAGCCCCCGTATCCACTTAGGACCGGGGGCTTTAGTTTGTCTTAATGTTATTTTCGTCTGAATATGGCGACGAGATTTCTTCCAATTTCACCGGGGGAGGGGAGTAGCCACCCTAGAATCAGGAGCAAGATGACCCACATAGGGACTTCATTTACTACTACCTTCTCTACACTGTCTGTAGACACTTTCGTAGTTGTAGTCCTCTGATCAATGTTATCAACTCTAGCATTAGGTCTAATAGTTGCTGTGGGGGCCACATTAGTTGTAGTACCAATGGTTTGGTTATTTGTCTTCCCAATCTGGGTGTTCGCTGCTACGTTCGGCCCCCCTCCCGTCAGGAAGCTTAGTCCCCCTAGCTTGCTGCAACTTGGCATACTGATCAAAACCAAAAGCAGCAGCAACAATAGAGAATACTGGCCAAACCAGGATTTCAACGATAGTAACATCCTTAACCTCTACAACATAGATAAACCACAGAAGAAGGAAGATAGCTACTTCTCTTTTGTAGGTCTTTTTCATTTGGGATACAGTTTATGAGGAAGTTGGTAGTGAGGTTTATCCCACCCGCCTTTCCAGTCTCCACCCCACTCAATAGTAATATCAAGTTCCTCAGCAGCTTCTTTCATTGCCTCAGAAATCTTTGTGAACTTCTTGTGGTCTTCCCAGTCAATAGGATAAGGGCAAAGGTCAACAGCATGGCCAGTCAAGTGTCTGGAATTAAGGGTTTTACTACGACCAATAGACACAAGATACTGTTGGCGTTCCATATCCCTAAGACCCTCAACTACAGTAAAGTCTTGTTCAGTGATTTGGATAGCACGTTCTACAACAGCAATGAGGTCAGGATGGACACCGTAGAGCCTACGACGAGATTTATTTCCAAGTTGATAACTCATAGTTATCTCCTCAATACCCAATAGCTACGTAGATCTGGCCGGGTTTAGTACCACTAACGGCATCCGACCGATTGGCGTAAAAACTTGCCGCTGTGATGTTGTTGGCAGTCCACGGAGTCCAGTCAGTGTCATTAGTGGCTGTTCCACCATTCAACACAGCCAAACACCCATTGGGGAAGGGTGCAAGAAAAGTAACCTCTTGGTTATCATCACTAGTGCTATCAAACTTACCTACTCGAATTATAATACCATTTCGGAAAGGGATATAAGCAAAACCAGTCCCGGAGTTGGTGTAACCAGTCCCGCCAATCCAATCTACATAAGCTTTGATACTTTGTTGAGTTGCCACAGCCGTTGCACTATTAGAAGCGAAATTGTCTTCATCAAGAAAAGCAGTGATCTGTGTAGTTCCAATGTAAGGAAAAGCACCAGTGGTTTGGTCAATCTTACTGATTGTAATCCAAGCACTATCAGCTTCGTTCCTCATCTTGAGAAGATCGTTAGCAGTATCATACCAAAGCATATTGGCATAAGTAGTCGAAGGGGCAGTTGCCCCACTTGAGCAAGATGCCAAAGCCTTCAAAGCATTATTAATATCGGTCCGTGCAGAACCCGAAGTTTGATTGGCAATATCGAAATCGTGTTGACTCATGTTTTCCTCTTAGTATTCTACGTCTGCACTGAGTGTCAGGACGCCGGGTGAGATGTATTGACTTGTACTCTCCAAGATAGCTCGGAAGCGGAAAGCCCTGCCTATTAGAGAACTACCGTTAGCTTCAAACCAAGACCCCCAAGTCGGGGAACCAGCAGGATCATCTGGTGTAGCAGAGACTTGGATAACCACCCTAGTATCACCAAAGGGTGCGTCTTCATCAGACCAGTTATCAAAGTTACCCGGCCAAGTATCCCAGTTTTGGGGGATGTAATCCCAGAGGGGGCTACCACCACTAATGTACCTACGTTCAAAAGTAGTGAAACCAGTTACCCTAGCACTCCTTGTGGTACCCGTATCAATATAAGTATTAAAGTTATAGATACCATCTGCGCCAGTGTTTGTAATCTCAATAGAGTTAGAGACATACGTGACGTTAGTCTTGGAACCACTGAAGGAGGGGTCTTCAGTCACAGTATCTGTAGTTCCCAAAGCGGGAAGTTCCGAGGG